TAACCTATGTAACAATACAGGAAAGTCTGGTGCGGATCGGAGATTTTGCCCACGATTTGATGACGATAGCGCAGAATCTTATGACCTCAATGGGGGAGTTAGTGCCCGACGAGTACACTCGGATGAGGGTGGAAGCTACCGCCCCGCCGGACCTGACAGTCATCGAAGGCGAAGGCCAAGACGGCGATGATGAAATCTCCTAAGGCTAGGCTAGGCTTGGGTCTTGGGCTCGGGGATGTAACCCCTATGGCTAGGCTAGGCTAGGGGGGGTCCCGTCGATGTCGCAGCCGTCTGCTACCCTGACAGCCATGTCGCAACCGTCTATTCCCGTTACCGAAGACCGGATCACTCTGCGCCAGTCGTGGCTGGGGGAGTTGGCGATGTGCCCGGAGCGGGCACGCCAGTCGATGCTCGGGTTGTACCGGTCCACCGAATCGACCTCCACTGTTATCGGCTCCGCTGTTCATTCCGGTATCGAACAGTGCCTCCAATCTTTCATTGATGGCGGTGAACATCTGTCGCGGGACGCCACGGTCGCCGCGTCACTCGGCTACTGGGAGGATCATCGGGCTGACATTGTTCGGTGGAACCACAGTGTCGATGTTTCCGTGGAGATCGTGGAACTAAACTCTGCTGTTTGGTGGGATGAAGTTCGCCTCAGTGTGAAACCGGTGGCCGTGGAATATTCTTTCAACCTGCCGCTGGTCGTGGATCACAAGCCGGAGATCTGGTTACAGGGCACTATGGATTGTGTCCAAAAGTACCCGGAACCTATTTTGGATTGGAAAAACCCGGGGCGCAAACCGTCAGACGACTGGGAGAAGCGACGGTGGTCGGTTCAAGCCGCGGCGTACACTTGGGCGGTGGCGTCTATGGCTGACGGTGGCTTACAGGAACCTATCCTGTTTGAGTTTGTTTATCTCGTAAAGGGCAAGGTTTACAGGAACCTTGTTGACTGCGGACCCGCGGAGTGGGCAAGTTTGGTTGCTCTAGCTCGCTCTGCGGGTACACTCATAACGGCTGACCTGCCAGTGTGGCCGTTGAACATGGCCGGGTGGCATTGTGCCCCCAAATGGTGCGGTGCGTGGTCAACGTGCCGTGGCCGGTTCGCCGGTCCCGATCCTTGGAAGCAACTATAAGGAGCAATACAATGACAGAAGCAAACAACACGTTTACGGTTTTCCGTAGGCAAGTGATACAAACAGGGGAGTACGAACCCGCAGAGGCATCATGCTCTGTGACGATCACCCTAAACGGTGACGAGAACGCCGAAGAGGTAGCTAACCTGATCTCCGAGTGGGGTAACACGTTGGAGATGGCCAACTACGAGGCGTTGGGTGTCGGCTACGAACTGACAGAGCAGGGGGTGAGGCGCTTGTCCAAAAGCGTTCCCCGGTCTGACACGCCAGATCCCGTGGCTACACCAGCCGCGGCGAATCGTCCCGCAGGTGACGGTGGCCCGAAAGACGACTGGTGGGAGAACCTGATGAACAACAAGGGCGACTGGTGGGCTCCGAACTGGGAGAAGAAACTGGATGGGTCGTTTAAGAACCTCGCCGGTCCCGACTACAAGCATAAGAACAACCAGAAGATGGCGTTGTGGTTGACCGCCCAAGACGGTGGCAGCATTGTGCCGAACTGGTTTGCGTGCCCGTTCACTGGTAAAAGCAGCGACGATCTGGGCATGGTCGGGAAACAAATCCGCGCCCGCATGTAACCAACGATGGCGGAGATCAAATCCCCCGACGAGGTTCACCGCCGGTTGACCACCGCCCGACAGGGCACGGTCCCGGCGGGGCCTCCCGGCGGGGAGAAACCCACCAAGTTCGCGTTGACCTCAACGGTGGTGGACAACCTCATCGGGTTCATCTCCAACCCCACCGAACGATGGTACTTGGGGTTACCGGAGTTGGACCTAGCTACCCGTGGGGTGGGCCGCGGCGAAGTGCTCATGGTGGTGGGCCGTTCCCACACCGGCAAATCGCAGGTGTTGTTGAACGGCATCGTGTGGAACCTCGTCAACCACCCCGACGCGCATGTGGTCATCTTCTCAATGGACGAACCACGCGAACTGGTAACCATGAAACTCTACTGTCTGCTGCGCGGACGGTCGTCGTCCGACGTGGAGGAGGCCGTCAAGGCCCGCGACAAGGATGTGCTAGCCGACTTGGAACAAGCCGGGGCGCAGGAACTGTCACGGGTGGCCATCGTGGACGAGCCGATGAAACCCGACGGGATGACCGACGCCATGACCGAAGCGCGGGCGTGGTGGGGGTGCGACCCGTCGTTCGTGATGATGGACTACTTGGAGTTACTACCGGGCGGTGACGCTGACGCTACGGGTGTAACCACCAAAGCTCAGAACATAAAACGGTGGGCGAAACAGCAGCGTGTCCCCGTCGGACTGGTACACCAAGCGGGCCGTGGCTCCGGTGAACCCGGCAAAGCAGCGGGTATTTACGCTGGTCGGTACGGCGGTGAGCAGGAAGCCATTTTCGTGATGGAAGTGTACCGGAAACGTGACCGGTACGGGCTGACCGACTGGGAAACCCAATACCACGAACATAGTATCAACATCAACCTGTGTAAGAACAAGCGCACAGCGAGAGTGTTGGATCAAACGTACTATTTGGATCCGACGGCGGGGCATGTTCACCCGTACTATGAGGAACTGGTACCCGACGATGGCTGAACCGTCCACGATCCTCGGGTTCGCACAACTATTCCGCGGCGGGCGCATAGCCACCGACAACCCGGATGACCCCACCGGGTTCCGACCGTGGGCCAACCCGCAAGGCGGATGGTACGCCGCCGACGGTGTTTCCTTCCACACCGCCGTAGAGGGCCACCTGACCGACTCTAAGGCCCCCATAGGGGTGTACCCCCTTGTTGTGGCCGAGAGGCCGTCAGAGGGGCAGGAAACGGCTGTGAGAGGATACGAAGTGTACTGGGGGTGCGTTGACTGGGACATGGGTGACGAAGCGTTAGTCCACGCCCGCAACGTGAAAGAAACCCTCCGACAACTACAGGTCGCAGCTTGGATCGAACGATCCCGGTCCAAAGGCTACCACCTGTGGGTGTTCTACACCCAACCAATATCAGCCCGCACCGTCAGAGAAGGACTGATCGCCGTGTGTAACATAGTCGAAGCGCCCATCACCGAAGTCAACCCGAAACAGATAGAGCTAACAGGCAAAGGGTGGGGCAACGGGGTGCGCCTCCCGTACCCGAAAGGGGCCACGGAAGGGCGCAACATGATTCTCGGCGCGGACGGGGACCTCACGGTGGACGGGTTTGTGATACGAGCGTTGGAAACCCGCGTCACCCCCGACGAATGGCAACCCGTCCACGACCTGTACCAGCCGCCAGCCCCACTGGCCCCCCGGCGAACGTACGCGACGCGCGACTCCGGTCAACTCGTCGGGTTAGCTGGGGCTATCAGACGCAACGGGCCGCGGGCGACCGGCGACAAACCGCACGGTGACCGGTCATCAACCCTGTTCAGCTTGGCGTGCGCTATGGTGAAACAAGGCTACCCTAAAGGTGACATCGAAGTGGAACTGTCCGAAGCTGACCGCGAATGGGGAGGCAAGTTCGACAAGCGCCCTGATGGTAGGCAACGTCTTTACAAAATGGTGGTAGACGCGGAGAAGACAGTGGGTGTTCAGTGAAACCGTACACGATTGTCGTGGACCGGCGACCCAAAGTTAAGGCACGCCCCCGTCATAACAAGAAAGGGCAGGTGTTCACCCCGAAAAGCACGCTACAGGAGGAAGATCATGTGGCTGAGGCGTGGGTGAAGCAGGGCGGGAAGATCACCGACGAGCCGGTGGAAGTCATGCTGGTTTACAGTCCGACACAAACAGTGGTGACAGTAGTGCCATCCCCGCACAACGCTAAAACACTCAGAGGTGATTTGGATAACTATATCAAGCTGACATTAGATGCGCTTAACCAAGTGGCGTGGGTGGATGACCGTCAGGTGGTGCGTATCATGGCTGTGAAAGTGGACGCAATAGGATGATCGAAATGCTGGTCACCTCCGCCGAGGCCGAAGCCGCCGTGTGGATGGCCGACGACATGGGTGAACTGAACAACTCGATACGCCAAGGCGAAGGCAACGTGTACGGGTTCCTCGGAGAGCTACTGTTCATCGACCTGACCGGCGCATACCACAACAACACTTACGACTGGGATGTGGAACTAGCCGACGGGTCCACTGTGGATGTCAAAACCAAATGCGTAACCTCCGAACCTAAAGCCCACTACGACTGCTCAGTGGCAGCCATCGGCACGCAACAGAACTGCGACTACTATGCGTTCGTCAGAGTTCACAAAGACATGACAGTAGGCTGGTACTTGGGGGCCATGACCAAACAAGAGTTCTTGACCAGCGCCCGGTTCCTACAAGCAGGCGTACCCGACGGCGACAACGGTTGGTCCCCCACTATCGACTGCTACAATGTTACAATATCTGATCTCGGCTACACCGACGGGGTGTTCCCCGCGTAGCCTCGCAACCACCAGCAACCAAGCAACCATGACAGAACAACTCCCCGTGTTTGGTTGGGTGGAATGTGGCGAAGCAACGCGAATGGGCGGAAGACACGTCCACCACTTGGTGGCAGAACAAGCGTCGTAACCGACGGCTCGCCCCGAGCCGCGCCATGACCGAACTAGAAGCCCTGTTGGAGTTGGCCCCCGGCCAACAGGCCCTCGTCCCGTCACTGGCCGAAACCAACGCGCTGCGCGAAGCGGTAGCCGACGCAGTAGACGCCCTCCCCGAAGAAGACCAGTGGATTTTCAACGTCCTCCACGTCGCCGGACTGTCGCTGCGTTTCACCGGACGGGTACTCGGGATACCCAAAACGACGTTGGCGCGACGGCGCGACACGATCCGCCTGCGCCTGCTGAACGACCTGAAAGACGACCCGGAGGTTAAAAAATGGCTGGCTACTCGCCTCCCGCTCCTACCGTAGACGGGCGCTCCATGAAAGAAATCATGGGGCACCCCGGCCCGTACACTTGGCAGAGCGCCGCGTTGCGCGCCGCCATAGTCATCGACGGGCACTACCAGCGGGCCGACCCGTCACCCCGACCGGCGTTACAAAACTTGCGCGCCTACTTGGATTACATGGTCCGCGAACAAGACGGATCATGGCTGGCGTGGGCCGGACTGGCCGAACGGGACGTACACACCGCGATGGAACACGGCGCTAAATCGTGGACCACCGGCAAAGGACGCCCGCGGGCCAAACAGCTAATCGGGTTCCTCGCTGAGAAACAGCGAGCCTACGGGCATGACAACATTCTACGATTCGGTGTGACCGGCCTGCTGGTCCGCTGCCACGACAAGGTGGCTCGCATAGAGAACCTGACCGGACAGTACGACCCGGAATGGGAACCGTTGGACGACACGTTCAAAGACCTGATGGGTTACGCCATCATCGGCATCATGCTGGACTTCGGGACGTTTACCCTACCCCTCGGGGGGCAACTCGGTGAGGCAAGCGTCCAACATGCCCATCAGCCCAGCGACCCAACATCCGAATGAGGATTGCGCCCCGTCGCTGCCTTCCATCCCCGCGAAATACGCGCCGATAAGCTCGTCGGCCTCCTCGGAGTCGAACACCAACAGCAACCCCAACTGGCCGTCCGACGACCATTTGGCGTGCGTCCCATCCGCGGTGTCCAACAGGTTAGATGTTGCTTCCAGAGTGGAATAGATTTCCTTAGAGATCTTCCACCCCTCGTTGGCGAGGAAACTCTGCCACTTCTGGTCAACGTCCAAGCTGTCGTCCACGACTACGCCGTGACGTGATCCTGAGCGTACGTTTTAATAACTGACAGCGCGGCAGCAATACCAGCCACCAATGCCGCTTTGGCCGAAGCCAAATCGGACACCACGAACACTGCCAGAAAAGATTGGGCTAGCGTCCACGCTGCCCGTTCCAACATGTTTCTCACTTTTTCTTCCCCTTGTTAGATCTACGCGCATGGTCATGCGCTATCGCAGCAGCCTGATCCCGAGGGTAACCCTCAGCTATCAGAGTGCCGATATTCTTAGAAATCGTTTTCTGATCTCTGCCCTTTTTGAGAGGCATGATCTAATACCGGGGCCGCGGCCTCTTTTTCCTGCCCGCCACAGCTAGTCGTTTTCGTCAAACTTGGCGCGCATCCCGTTAGCCATACGCAACATGGCGTCACCGGTCAGTGTTCCGAGGTTCGCCGTGGGGCGTATCACCCGGTCCACTAGAACGCGGCCCACCTGTACCAGTTTCGGTGTCTGACCGTCCCTGTGCATGGCTCCTACTTCCCGAACGGGCGGCCACCGTTAGCGGCGTTGCCCAACTTGGTTTTCCGCAAATACGCGGCTGCTTTCTTAGCCTTCTGACTCATGTCCCACATGTTAAACGAGGACGACGAATCGTAAGGCTGATCGTTCTGAGAACCGAAAGTGTCCTCAAACGTCGTGTAACCTCTGCCCTTTGGCATATGTTTCCTTACTGTAAGAACAAGGCGCCGAACGTGTCACCGTCCACCACCCCGTTTGCTTTCAGAAACCCCTGCGATTCCTGAAACTCCCTCACCGCTGCTTTCGTGCGGCGACCGTAAATGCCATCCACCACCCCGGCATCAAAACCCCGACCGTTCAACTGGCCTTGCACCAACCTGACCGGCAGGCCACGCGCCCCCCGGCGCAACGGTGCCACCTCCACCTGTTTGCGGAGGTCCCTGAAATACCTGATGATGGCATCCCAATCGACAGCGGTGGGTTCCTTCGGGGCGTGCATACCGCCCTCAACCCAGTTCCCCAACCAATCACCCGGACAGGTCGTGGACCCCTTACGCCGGTGTGTTTCAACCCACAGTCCCTTATCGAACCACCCCTCCGCTTCGTGGACTATCGTCTGGATCGACTCAAGAACATTCGCATTAGGCCGTCTAAAGCCGTACCCGGTGAAACACACTGAGACTGATCTGCTGTTCCACCCTTTGGTGGCCGCTCCACGCGACATCCATCCTCGTCCCTCAAAGATCGTCCCCGTTTCATCCACCAGCCAGTTGTAACCAATACCATCCCAGCCCTTACCAAGATGGTGACGTTCAAAAGCTTTCACCGCACCGGACCCTCTCGGCCCGTCCTCAACGCCGGAGTGGTGGATTACAACGCCCTGTACCCGTTGCGAGTTCAACCTGTCGAACCCCCCTGCGGGTGGCGGGGCTGCTCCCCATTCGTGGCGTGAAAGATACTTCATCATCTAATACCCCGTTTTGTCCCGTTACACTTCCCGGCCGAGCAAATCCCGCAACTCGCGTTGCTCACGCAACCGGTCGTAGTGTTGGCTCAACGCCCAATCATATTGTGCGTCGGGGCTGTTGAACTGGACACTCATGCCGCCCAGCACCGAGAACAGGGAAGTCAACTGGCGGCGCTGGTAACGCTCCTCGTTCGGCCAGACACGCCTCAGCAGCCCGATAGTGGGAAGCATGTTCCCCACCCCGTAAATGTGATGGTCGCGCATCTTCCACTCACCGGTCGGGGTACGTTTCGCCCACCCGGTCTGTTCCAAAATGGGCAGCAGGAACCCCATCTTCTCAATCGCCGGAGGGACCTGCTGGTACCGGCCGCTGAACGGGATGCCCGAAGCAAACCGGGTTTTTGACATCATCTCAATCGGGGTTTTTATCATCGGGGTGACCTGCCACCCCAAGTTCTTAACCGTGTCCTTCACCCCTTCGCGCAACCCCCCGCGGAGCGGGTCGTACCTGAACAAATCTTGGAACGGCAAATCCGGCACACTGTAAATGGTCGCGCCCTTGCGGGAGAACGGCATCCTGATACCGAACGGTTCCAAGTAGTAGTCGGGGACCGTCCCCTCCTCCTCGGTGCCCAACTCCAAGTTGCGTTTCGCCGCCAATATCCGGTTGTACTTGTACGGGTGCATCCCCAACTGCTGTAGCTGGTACGGGACGTTCTTCCGCGTCCAAGTGTAGAACGGAATAAACCGGCGCATCCAAGTTTCCTCAAACGCCGTCATCTCACCGTAATCAAACTGCGACTTGGCGATCCGGTTCAAAGCATCATCCAAGTTGCCGCCCCGTTTCATCGTGTCCATGCCAACGCCCAACCGGATCATGTCCTCAACCCAGCCGTTAACGTCACGCACCGCCTTGTAGGGAACGAACTTCGGTGACCACGGGGCCATCACCAACTGGCGTTGCCTCCCAGTTTTCGGCCCGAAGATCAGAGTCAAACTGCGCAAACCACCCAGTGACCGTTGCAACTCCACCGACCGGACAGCCTGCCCGCCGCCACGAACCCCCCGTTCCAACAACTCAACGTAATCTTTGAACGAATCATCATTACGAGCCAGCCGTTTCGCAGCGTCCAACGCTGGGATGTTGTTCTGCGACGCCTCCGCCCACACCCTCTTGCTCATCCGCACCGCGCGGAATATCTCAGCGGGGTTCACCCCATCCAACCACGCGTTGAAGAACGCACCGAAAATGTTACGGTTCACGAACCCCGGCGTGGCGATCATCGCCGCTTTCAAATACGTCTGCGTCTTGTCCCAACCGTTCCAGAACCGGCCCCATTCTTTCGGATCGTTAACCCGAGCGTAAGCCTCAATGACCGCGCTCATCTCAGGGCCGAACTCTGCTCCACCCATCAGAGGAGCAGGCGACCCCGGAGGTCCACTACCCAACCCGTCCCGGATGAGTTGCTGCGCCATCTTCCTCTTGTTGTCGCCCTTCAGGTCGAAAATCTTTGACACAACCTTCGCCGGGTTGATACCACCCCGCTCTATGCTTTCCGGGGCGAACCCGGCGATCTCAGCGGCCACACGAAAATCGTCCTGTGCCGTTAACAGCAGCGTTTCTTTCTCCGCCTGTAATAGTTGTATCCCGCTCAACTCTTGTGGTGATGTGGCCTCGTCAGCCTGTTGGAACATCTTGTTGATTTGCCGTTGAAGATTGCGCGCCCTGTTCTGAGACTGCTGACCTGACTGCAAGAGGGGGCGGGCAGCCTCAAAGCGGGCCACCTCGTCGGTGATCTCGTCAGCGACAGTCGTAGCGGCACGCCGCGCCCCGGCACTCTCCCCCGCCGCTAGGATCTCCGGCTGAGAAACAGCCGCCCTCAGATTCAGATCGTTCAACGCCGCGTCAAACCGGGTCTGAGTGTCAGCGGCCATCTGCGCTATGCGCTGCTCGCTGGGGACACCAGCGGAGAAAACGTCGTGGCCCACCACCTCATCGAACTCTACGATCTCATTGATCCTGTCGATCCAGTCGTTGATGGGTTTCTGATTTGTCGTAGCGTCCAAGTCCCCCATTTTCCGCAACCACTGAACAGTCCGATCACCGGCGTTAACGTCCCGTGCCGCCTGATTGACCAGAGGGAACATTTCGTCACCGATAAGACGCGCCCCGTCTTCGATCTCACTGACCATGTTGCGGTAGAAAGTATCCAACCCGTTGAACGCCGCTTGAGTGGTGTCGTCTATGCCAGTGTCAAAGATGGCAGCCATCGACATGCGGTTCATGGGTTCCGCAGCGGTTTCCACCTCGCCCAACACTTTCCGCAAAGCAGCACCGATCTCAGTGGCTTCCCCGATTAGCTCACCAACCTCGTCAGGAACCTTGTACGCCTCGTCAGCGACCTGCGCGGGAGAAGGCGTCAACTCTTGGAAACGGTCACCTATCTGCTGCAACCGTGTTTTCATAGCCTGTACCTGTAAGCGTTGATCCAGAGTGTTCTCTAACCCCTTGCGCCACTCGGCCAACGGGACCGCTGGGGCTGCTGGTGTGGTTACAGTCTCCGCGGCGGCTGCCGTGCCCTTGCGTCCGGCCCTTCCAGCACCCCGTCGCGCCGCCCCGGCAACGTCTTCCGCCCGCGTGTATGACGGTCCACCCTCTCCTCGCAGCGGACGCTTGGGGGGTTTATCTAGCACATCCCAAGGATCTGTTGGCTTGGCCGCTCCGGGCCGTGTCGTTTGGCGTGCCGCTCGTGCCGGAGCGGCCACAGCGCGCCCTACCGGCCCACCAGAACTCTCAAACGCCTCATCAATAATAACATTCCCCGTAATCCACTCCTGCTGCAACACATCATCCGAAACACCAACACCCCCCGGCGCAGGCCCCCCCGCAGGGCGACCACCCGGAACACCCCCACCGATGTCATCAGGCGGAGAGTTGCGAATCCCAGCCACGATCTCATCCTCAGGGCGACCCAGATTGTCCTGCAAACCCGCCTGACGTAACCTGCCCGTAAGAACCCGGACCCTCACATCCGGCCCCAAAGACCGCATCCACGAATCCTGCCTCGCGAACCAGTCCGTTTCGATCCAATCTTCACCGAAGATCCGTTGGGTTACCGTGTTGACCTGCTCATCAACAGGGATGCCACTAACCCGCGGGTCTTCAAGGATGATCTTCGTACCGTTCTCGTGAGTCAAATAGTGGGCCTGCGTTGGCCTGCCCTGAGCGTCCAAAACCAGTTCGCCCAGATCGTTCTTAGCCAGTTGGCTGTGAACCCTGCCGCCCGCCTCAACGACCTGATCGGCAACATCGGGTTCCACGGCGACACCCTGACCCGCTCTCCACGGGCGCTCATACAACGCCCCGGCGCGTGGCGTCCCAGTAGTGCGCCTACGCCGCCCCTCGTCGGGTCTGCCGAACCGGGCGCGCTTCTCGGCAGTCTCAGGGTGGTGACTGTACTCGGGGCCTTCAGCGGCCTCTAAAATGTCGCGCTCTTTCCAACGCCTCGGCCTGCCCTTAGCGTCAACCTTTAAACCTGTCTTTTCATCCAGAATCATTACGTCGTTGACAAGACTGGTGGTCTGCGTCCGCGCATCGTTCATCTGGAGTTTCAGATTCACCAAATCCTCGTCGGGGAGATCCCTCAACTCCTGCGGCAACGACCGGTACCCCGGCGAAGCCTTGTTCAGTGTCCCGTCAGCGTTGAGGATCGCACGACCCTCCAACGCGGACAGCAACCTGCCGCCACCCTTACCGGGCCGTATCTTCAACCCCAACCTGCGGGCCACGCCACCCACCGTTTCCACGCCGCGAGCCGCAGTTTTCTTCAACAGGTTCTCCGCGCCTCTACCGTGGCGGGTCATCTCCTGAGCGCGCCACCCGTTAGAGATTTTCTGCGGGTCGCCCGTGTCCAACAAATGCCGAAACTCGTCATAGTTACGGTCAAACATTTTACGGAACGGCGCCCGTATCGGAGCGGGGATCGCCTTCACGCCGCGCACCGGGAAATCCCCGACCCGCGCGAACAGGCTCCCAGCCAACCCGGCGCTCGCCGCGGCCTGCCCCATGCGCCCGCCTAGCACAGCGGGGACTTTCCATTCCACCGCTGATTTTTGGGCGCGCCCAGCTATTTCCATAATCTCGTCGCCCCACAGGTCGCCTTGTTCCCTGCCTAACTTCGCTCCCCACTCTTTCTTCAACCTATCGCGGCTCCGCCGAATCGCGCCCTGATCGCCGCTGCGAATGACTTTCATCAAACCAGCAAACTCCTTGCGCCCCGCCGCTATGTTGCCTTTACCAAGTCTGGCCGTGAAATACGACGGGATGGTCCGGGCACGCTGCTTCAACAGCCACTCCGGTACTTTCACAGCATCGGCCATCTCATCGAAACCAAGAGTGCGAGCCAGCTTTCCCTGCACTTTGCCGATTGTCCGCCCAACCGGGCCGGTCAACGGCATCCTCAGACGTAACCCCGGATCGAACCCCAATGCTTTAGCAATCGTCGCCCCGTCGTCACCGTGTTTGCCCAACGCCCGTGAAACGCCGAACATCGACCCGGCCTTTTCCGTGGCGGGAACCACATCGTCCAAGACCTTTATCATGTTCTTAGCCTGTTTGCGACTAGCGGCCACCCCGGCTTTCACCAGCCCTTGCTCGCCTAGTTCCCGCATGGAAACCAAACCCATACGAGCCTTTTTGACACCGGCCATCCCGCGGGTGATTACATTCAACCCCCCCATGTACGTCAACGGGTCCACCGCCACGTCCCCGAGGAAACCGATAATACGATCCAAGTGGATGTTGTCTTGTAACACCCCGGCACCCAGCACACCACTCACACCGCCCGTGAATGGCGACATGGCAACAAGCCCGTAACCAACCCAGTCTCGTTCGTCGTGGATCAGATCACCGAACCCGTAAGCGTTCGTTGCCTGATTCCACCACTCAGACGGGGAAAACTCGCCGCGCCCCACCCGGCCCGCTATCACATCCTGCGCGAGATCAATGCCCTCTTTCATAGTGGACACCGCCGCGGACGGCAGGAAACTAAGACCTTTCAACGCACCGCCGAAGAACCCGCCGATCCCCCCACCACCCTCGGGGGCGCTAGGCGTGTAAGACGACAAAGCCGTGTCAAGACGCTGCTGAAAGTCGGCGGAATCAAACTGGGGTTGCCCCCCAGTGGTGGTACCGGGCAGCGTCAGGTTTTGTAACGCTGAGAGTTGCGGTTGGGTTCGTTGCCCTAACTTGGCGAGGGCATCATCCAAAGGAGACACCATAGGGGCCTACCTCCACGCCCGAGAGCCTACGTCCCACGTCTTGCCCGACTGCAACATGGCTTGGATGAACTCTTCAGGAGTCTGTGTCCCGGCGCTTACCTGTGGGGACATGGCCCACGCTGCGGGGACGTACTGTACACCGCCCACATTGATGTTGTCGCTGCCAAACACACCCGCCACGGCTCCCCCTGCGGTCGCCGCGGCTTCCCCTACGGCGCTCATCCACGGTGGGGCACTACCGCCCTGCCCAACAGTGGCCCAGTCAACGTTTGGTTGCCCCCCCGTGTAAATGTACCCACCGGTTGCAGGGTCGAGAACATTTTGTGCGACCAGATCGGCCATCAGTTGCTCCTCAAGGTCACCCGCCGATAGATCCGCAGCACCAGTAGTCCTTGACTGGGCGATCAACTCTGTCGGCGTTAACGCTGCCTGTACGGTTTCTAAAGTTGCCTGTTCCTCAGGGTAAATACCCGAAGAAACAGCACTCAACATGGTTACCACATCACCCAACCCGCGGGCCGACAAAGCCATAGCAATATTCTCATCAGACATTTGCTGACCGGCCAGATCGTTGCGAAGATCCTGCATGATCTGTTGCGCGTCCGCGCGGCCAGACAACACCTGCGGCAAAGTCAACGCGAACGGCTGCTGGGTCTGCCCCTGCTGGGCGTTTTGACGCAACGCCAAATCCAACTGCTGCGCCGTGGTCATACCATAAAACTGTGATTCAGCGTCAAGATCCCGGCCCATCTCCCACTGGCGTTGCTGCTCCTTCTGCCCCGCTGAGAGGTCACCAAACTGGCTGAGACGGTCCTGATCCAACTTCTCCTGTGCGAGTTGTGCCGCCGACAGTTCACCAAACTGCTGCTGCCGCCACGCATCCTCCGCCTGTTGACCGGCTGTCAACCCGGTTGCCGCGTCAAATCCGACAGGACGCCCGTACTGCGGGTTCCGCACCATGCGCCCACCCGGCGCTCCCACGAACTCCCGCGTGTCGATCCCCTGCCCCAACAGCCCCATCTGGTAGTTCGCTTGGTCCTGTGTCTGACCCGCCGTCAAACCAGTCCGTTCATCGAATCCGATGGCCCGACCTGTGCCACCCGGACCCATATCAACACCCTGAGCAATCATGTTCGCCAACCAGTTGGCCTGATCTTGAGTCTGAGCAGCGGTCAGACCAGTTTTCTCATCAAACCCGACCATCCGCTCCACACCGCCAACCATAGTGGTGGGGGTGGTCACACCGAACTGGCGTACCTGTTCCTTCAGGCGATCAGCCTGAGTGTTGGCCTGTTGCTGTGTAATGGCACGGTCCAACGCTGCTTCCGCATCAACCCGAGTGTCTTGCCACGTCTGGGCATCCGTGCGTTCACCGGTCTGCCAAGTCTGGGCGTCTTGACGCTCACCGGTCTGCCACTCACGGCCCCGACCGGCCTCCGTCATACCCGGAATGTCAACCCCCGAATACAACCCGGCGGCAATCGCCCGCGGATCAACCCCCAAATACGGGGCCAAATCCCCAGCCTGCAAAGCACGCTCACGGGCCAACTGGCGGCCCTCAGTGGCCTCAAACTCGGACCCCAACCCAAGCTCCCGGCCCCGCGACCGAAGATCCTGCCTGTAACCCCCGAAGATCCCCTCACCGATCATGCCCCGCTCGTCGGCCCCCATCCGACCGATACGACCCATCGCATCCAAATAGTCGGCCTGCTCCTGACCAGCCCCCCGGTACATTTCATCCATCATCGCGAACTCGTCACCCACCAAACCCGGATCGACACCCGCCGCGCGCAACTGCGCTTCCAACGCCGCCCTGTCCGTGGCCCGCTCCAACGCGCCAGCCTCACGCTCCGCGCCAAACCCCGTGACGATACGCTCCTGCCTTCCGAGGAAATCTTGATACACCTGAGCGCGCTGACTGTCATACAAGTCTTGCGCTGTTTGAATATCGATCAAGCCGCTGCTAACCATGCTCGCAATAGCGTTACCGCGTTCCTCTAACGCCTGTTCAACTATGTCAATCTGGTTAGCGGCACCAGTCTCAACGATTTGTTCCGCTTCGGGGCCACCACCAGCGGGGATATACGGCCACTCTGGTACTACCCCGGGTACTACCCCGGGTACTACCTCTGGTACTACCTCTGGTACTACCTCTGGCCCTACCTCTGGCCCTACCTCTGGCCCTACCTCTGGCCCTACCTCGGATACCACTTCGGGTACCACCTCGGCTGGGGCACCACCAGTGATGCCCAACAACGACTGGGCCTGTGGCGTAGCCAACCATTCCAATACTTGCTCGTCCGTGTAAGGGCCGGTACCCCAACGGTCAACCATCCACTGATCTTCCGGTGCGACCGCGGCGCCCTGCTGGGCTGCTGCCGCCGCTTCGATAGCCGCCCGATTGTTCTCCAAACCAGCAACAATATTGTAAATGTCCCCCTGCTGCGTGGTCGGAATACGAGGAGCGATCGGAACTCGCGGCCTGTTTTCCAGTTCGGCAATAGTATTCAGAATGTCAGTCTCCGTGGTCACAGGCTCGTAACGGCGCGCTGCCGTGGCCTTCGCCCGAGATCTCGCCTCACGCTGCGGGGTTGGAATCTTCCGCGGCGGAGTGTTAAACGTCAACTGAGGAGAAGCAATCCGCGCCGCTGCGCCCAAAACGGGTGCCGGTGGCGGGGCAGCCGGGGGAGGTGTATACGTCCCCTTTGGGGCACCGAAACCGAGATCAGCCAACTGCTGAACCCCCGCCGCCTTAGCGTCCACACGCCGTTGAATCTGAGCCCAATCAATACCAGCAGGGGGAAGGGTCGCAACCATTACGCTAACGCCTCTCTAATCTCAGCCGCACGCTCCGCACGCGACCTCGTACCCCCCAGCACATCCTCAAACCGCGACCCGGCGTAACCCCCATAATCACCCATGCGTTGCAAAGCAATATTAAACAACGCCTGATCCAACGCCCCGCGCTGCTCCGACCGCTGCCGGTCATACGCCGACGCGGCCTCAGCCAAACCAAGATTCCTCAAACCAGAATCCTGCAACCCCCTCCTAGCGAACCCCGTTTCAATCTGCGGAACCTGCTTCTTATACCCCTTAGCCAAATCAAACTTCGCACCCCCGTACTGACGGCGCGCCCCCTTACCCTGCATGGTGCTACCCGCCAACGCTTGCGCTAAACGCTGCGAAGGGGAAGTCCCATACGGGTCAGTAATATTATCTTTCGGGGTGTCATACGGGTTGAAAGCCATACTGTGTTACCCAAACACCTGTCCTGCTAGTTGTAATGTTGCAGTCTCAACCGTGACATTCACCGTAGGAACCGGCCCGGTCCCCGACGTGACACCGATAGCAGT